TGCGCGGAGACTCATCTGCTGTTCAACTTCGTTGGAACGAGACTTCAGATCATTGGGAGACTTACAACGGTTCTGCATGGACTAAGATTGCACTAAGCACATCTGATCTGGCAGAAGGTTCTAACCAGTACTTTACAGAAGAACGTGCCAAGGCATGTTTGACTGGTGGTCTATGTATCACTTATTCATCTGTAACTGGCGAGATCAAGATTGACGAAGCAGAAGTCGAGTCTTCACTACGTGTTGCTGAGTCTGTTTCTTCAGATGACGCTGATAAACTAGATGGTCAGGAAGGTACTTATTACCGTATCAACGTTTATAACGTTGCTGGTACTCTAGTCAACTAATCTTAGATTAGTGAATAAGAAAGGGGACTTCGGTCCCCTTTTTTTATATTTGTATAAATAGACGTATAAATAGAAATAATCTTTATTGGACACTAACATGTATTCTACTGACCGAGATGAATTGATAGATTATTGCTTGAGGGCGTTAGGTCACCCTGTCGTTGAAATAAACATTGACGAAGAGCAATTAGACGATCGTATAGATGAAGCGTTACAGTGGTTTCGTGAACATCATCCAGACGGATCTCGCCGTTACTATCTCAAACATAAACTAACCGCACAAGATATTGAAAACAAGTATATTGACTTTGCTGATGATTTAGACTTGTCTGCAGTTGTGAGAATGTTACCTATGTCTTGGACTGCAACTCAGTCGGGTTGGTTTAGTGACGCATGGCAACTAGTCAAGTTTACTGTCACCGACTTTACAAGTGGTGGTGGTTATATGGCAGACCTTGCGCACTACGAATCTATGCAACAACATCTGTCATTACTTGATATGAAACTAGTGGGCACACCACAGATTACATTCGATAGACAATACAACCGTGTCAATCTACACATCTCAAAACACAACATGAAAGAAAACGATTATGTCGTTTTTGAGGTTTATGGTATTCGAAATCCAGACGACTCAGTAAATGAATATAACTCGCTCTGGAATCACAAGTTTGTGAAAGAATACTCAACTGCACTTATCAAAAGGCAGTGGGGACTCAATCTTATTAAGTTTGACGGTATGGTACTGCCAGGCGGCACCACAGTCAACGCACGACAAATATATGAAGATGCGTTACAAGACATTGAACGTATTATGACTAAATTTAGAGAAGAAGAGGACGAAGGTCCAATTTTCTTCATGGGGTAAGTTATGGCTACTAACCCATATTTTTCACAGAAGTATCGCCCAGAACAAGACCTGTATGAAGATCTGATCATTGAGTCAATCAAGATGTATGGTCAGGACATTTACTATCTGCCTCGCGAGATTGTAGAGTCAGAAGATATCTTTCTTGACAGCATCCAGTCTCAGTTCTCTGACGCCTACAAAGTAGAGGTGTACATCGAGAACACAGAAGGTTTCGAAGGCGAGGGGGATCTTTTCACTAAGTTCGGTATCGAATTACGAGATCAGGCAACGTTTGTTATCGCACGTCGTAGATGGAAACACTTGATCGGCGACAGACTTGATGCTGCGCAGTTTCGTCCACGTGAAGGCGACGTTATATACTTGCCGTTATCCGAATCATTATTCCAAGTTATGAAAGTAGAGACCGAGTCTCCTTTCTATCAGCTATCTCAACTACCTCTGTTTCGTATGCAATGCGAGTTGTTCGAGTTTTCAGACGAAGACTTCGATACTGGTATCCCTGGAATTGACAACGTTGAAGTTGAGGGTGCGTTCCAATACGAACTCAAGATGCCAGACGAAGGCATGGGTCGTGAAATCCACTACCTTGTCGGAGAAAATGTTTATCAAGAGTTTGATGACTTCCGACTTGAGGGAGAAGTCACTTCTTGGAATCACGACACACGTATTCTCAAGATTGCACACACAGGCGGTACAGATGGTAAGTATCACGAGTGGGCGACAAACACACCTGTTATTGGCGAGAACGCATCATTGACACCTATCTCTGAAGAAGAGGGAATCAACGAGATCGATCGTCTGTCACAGAAACCAATATTTGATGATTTCGCAAATGACTTTGTGGACTTCAGTGAGTCAAATCCGTTTGGAGATCTAATACCATGATGGGCGGACACTTCTATCACAAACGAGTACGAACGTGCGTTGCGCTGTTTGGTTCTATGTTTGATAACATCAATATACTAAGAACTGCGTCAAACGGCAAAGTATTGTCTCAAGTAAAGGTGCCGCTGTCATATGCACCCGCCAGATCGTTCATAGAGCGTCTAGAGGAGATGTCAAGCGGAGAAGAGACAGAACGTAGGGTCGCACTCAAACTCCCTAGGATGTCGTTTGAGATCGTCTCAATCGTATATGATCCATCTCGACAACTCCCTAAGATCAATAGTTATGTTACTTCTAATAATAACTCTCAATTTCGTAGATATGTCGGCGTACCTTACACGATTAGTTTTGAACTTCACATTTATGCGAAGTCACAAGACGACGCGCTACAAGTCGTAGAACAAGTCGTACCATACTTTGCGCCTCAATATACGTTGACAGTCAAACCATTTACAGACGAACCTGATATCAAAGAGGACGTTCCTGTATCACTTGTTGGCGTCAATTTATCAGACGATTTTGAAGGTGCGATCGAACAGAGACGAACTATTATATACACTCTATCGTTTGATATGAAGATGAACTTCTACGGTCCTACAGAGTCTGGTCCAGTTATTCGCGAAGTTAATACCAACCTGAATGTCATCGATGGCGATGTTGATCTATTAGGGTCTTTAATAACTACAACCCCAGACCCTATTGACGTGAGTCCTAATGAAGACTATGGGTTTGAAACTGTAATAACAGTCTTTGAACCCGAACCGCCACCAGAACCTGAACCAGAACCTGAGCCAGAACCAGAACCGACATACGATTATATCATCACTGGCGTAACAGACGATCCGACATCTATTGATTGGAGAACGCATTACGCACCGCCAGGATATGTTTGGACTCCAGACGTAGGTTTCACTACAGATGAACCATTGATGCACACTGACTGGATGTTCTTCGATGAGAATTCTCAGACATCTACTTTGGGTAGTGCGAATATCACCAATTTAGATATGTCCGAAGTCGTAACCGCAAGAGAGATGCTCAGAGGGTCAGACTTTGCATCTAACACGAGTGATATTACTGGGTGGGATGTTTCTAAAAATAGAGACTTCACATCTATGTTCCGTGAAGCAGTATTCAATCAGGACATTAGTGGATGGACTATTTGTGCAGATAAAACTACACCTATCACTGACGTAGTTGCATCTTACTGGACGGACTCTGGTGTCACAATCAATCAAAACAGTTACTCAGACTTTGATTACGTGCATGATTGGGACGTTTACGCTCCGACAGGTGGTTACCCACTGAGCAGTGCTGGTGTCCACGGTGTAATTTTACAGACAATGTTTTATGCCAATGACTTCTTCAACCAACCTATTGGTAGTTGGGACACCTCAGCTGTATTCAGATTTGATGGAACCTTCACCGAATCTTCATTCGATCAAGACCTAAGCGGATGGGACACTTCTCACGCAAGAACAATGGCAGATATGTTTGATGCATCTGATTTTACGGGTCAAGGTGTCGGTAGTTGGGATGTGTCTAATGTGATTAGTTTTTACGACACATTCAAAAATACTTATTTCAATGCCACAGTAACAAATTCAGATATTTCTAGTTGGAACACAGGAAGTGCTGTCAATATGTCAGGAATGTTTTCTGTTGCTGGTTCTGTATGGACTGGTGTTCCAGCTCCTTTCGGTGCAGATATCGGTGGATGGGATGTTTCTAATGTCAAAGACATGTCAGAGATGTTTGAAGAGAATGAAGACTTTGACATCAACATCGGTGCGTGGGACGTATCTAACGTGGACACTATGAACGAAATGTTCCAAGACTGTCCTTCGTTCAGTAATGACGGAAGCGCAGACATCGCCAACTGGGACACATCTAGTGTAACAGATATGGGTGAGATGTTCGAGAACGCAACATCATTCAACCAAGATTTGAGTGGATGGGACGTGTCTAGTGTGACTTCATATGATCAGTTTGATAACGGTGCGTCGAGTTGGACGTTACCGAAACCCAACTTTATTTAAGACATAGATATACATTATGAGAGATAATCGTAAGCCGCCTGGTCTTTTAAACGATGACCAGAAGAAAAACTTCGTGCACGAGCAGGACTATGAGTACTCTCGTGACACTTACTATGACCTAATTGAGAAAGGTCGTGAGTCACTAGAACTCATGATTGAAGTCGCACGGGAGAGTGAACACCCTCGTGCGTTTGAGGTTCTATCTGGTATGATTAAAGGTATTGCCGATGTCAACGATAAGTTGATGGATCTCAACAAGAAACAAAAAGAACTTACGAAAGAAGACAAACCTGCCGAAGCAAAAACTACTAATAATAATCTATTTGTCGGGTCTACTACAGAATTGCAGCGTATGCTGTTGGGTGATGAGAAAGTTATAGACCAAGATGAAGATGACATATGATGATCAAGTAGTACAGATAACCTTTAATACATTTTCAAGAGAAGAGTACTTAGAGATAAAGTTATTATTAGAGATTATATCAAAACAATCTCAAAAAAAGTCTACTAAAGAAAATTGGCCTGATTCTCTTCATAGCGAAACAAAAGGATATTTTGACACTTGTACGATATATGATGAGGATTTAAGATCAATTATAATTGATAGATGTATAGATCTTTATGGTACTATAAGTGACGAAACTCTTTACAATATAATTTATCATGAAAGTCAAGGAGAATCTTCAATAAATTGGCATGAAGATGGAGATGATTTATATAGTGGCGCAGTCACTTTTTATTTTAATGATGCGTGGAATCTCGATTTTGGAGGATACTTCATTTATCAAAAAGATAATGATAAAGTCATGACTTCGATTCAACCTGTAGGAAATACAAGTCTCTATGTTCAGAGAGGTGTTTTACATGCAGTAACTCCTATCAGATATGATGCTCCGTCGAGAAAATCAATACAAGTGTTTATTCGTCACAATGAGTAGTTATACAAAAGAATCTTACATCGGAAATCCTAATGTAA